TTCAGCGATGTGGGTTTGCGGGGGTTTGCCATGACTGTTCCAAGGGCGGGATGGCCGCACGCGAAAAAACGGTTTTTCTCAACTGACGGTGCAAATAAACAGAGGGGCGCACGTATCGGAAGCGGGACGGGTTCAACTTTCGACCCACCCCTGCCCCTTTGTCCCACCGGAGGTCCAATTCCGTGTGCGTCCGCGCCGGTTCCCAAAGCCGCCATCCTCTCGCGCCGTCTTCGCGCTGTGGCAAGGCCTGCAGAGTCCCTGCAGATTCGCAAGGTCGTTGTTGCTGGTATCGGCGTCGATATGATCGACGTGGCTTGCCGCTCGGGTCCTGCCTTCAGCGAGGCAGGTAACGCAGAGCGGCGACTGGTTCAACACCTGGGCGCGAAGCCGCAGCCAGTAGGTCGAATTGGTTGCCAGAGCACGCTCGGCCTGCCGATCTCGCGCAGGAGGGGCATGCTGCCTTACCTGACCACTATGCGGCCGGTGCTTCGGCGCCCGAGCTGGCATCAGTACGGGTTCCCGTCCATGTCCAGGCGCGTGGGCTCTTCATCATCCGAAACAGGAGTGCCGAGCTCTTCACCTAGTAGCATCGCTACCGATTGAACTAGCAACCCGATCTGCTCTGCCTGCCGGGCGATCTGCCGCCCCTGTTCCACGATAGTCGCCTGCTGAGCCTCTACGGCTGCCACCAATCGCTCGCAAACAGGCTCAGTCATTGATTGCGGTCTGCGGCGATGACGGCTTGGCAGGCGCGGAGCTGATCGTCAGCGTGGCGGCCGATTCGAACAACTCGGCTCGCAAACTCTTCTCGGCGCTCGGTTGCCGCATCACGTTCGAGGGTGCCGGCTGCGGTCTGGGACAGGAGGTCGGTGTGGCACGCGGCGAGGTCGTGGCGCAGGCGGATAGCACCAGAGCGAAGGTCAGCAACAACAGCATCAGCGACGGCCGGGGCCGCAGCGCGGTCTTCTTCATGCTTCGCTCCGATGATGGCCATGGTGTCGGCCTGGTGGTGTTCAGTGGCGCGGGTCTCGTTGACTTGGTCTACCTGGGCGACACTGGCGCTCGCCTTCTGCAGGGCTTGGGCGCCCTCGGCGCGATCACCGCGCCACGACCAGCCCGCCCAGAAGGACAAGGCCAATGCCGCGGCCGCGAGCAAGGCGTAAAGACGGATCATCACGGCATCTCCGGTGGTATCACCGCGCCCACCTGGCGCATGGCCGACTCCAAGGACATTACCCGCAGCCTCAGTCGGTGGGCTTCTTCCTGCGCAGTCATGCGCAGTTTGATTTCTTCAGCCAACTGCAACGTGGTCGCTGCTTGCGATTCCTCCAGCGACTTCACCCGCTGCACCAACCCGTTCAGCAGGTCGACGTTGGCGTCCGTCTCGGTTCGCTCCTTGCGGCGGGACAGCAGCGCCCCCCAGGTTTCCCGTGCCACCCAGAACGCGGCGACACCGCCGGCCATCCACCACGGGACTGTTTCCTCGGTCATGACACGACCACGCCACCGGCTTTGCGGTAGGCCGCCAGCAGGTCTTCCAGCTTCCGCTCGGGCTGGCCGTAGCCAGCGCCTGGAAGGCTCGCCCAGATATTGCGGACGAAGCTGATCGCCTTGACCACTTGGCCGGCCTTGATCAGCTCCAGCGCCCGCCGCTCCCTGATTTGCTGAATAGCGATCATGTCCTGACTCAGGGGCGAAAAATCCTTCAGCCCGAGCAGCCGACGATAGGCGTCGTAGTAGCGCGCCAGCAGCTGGTAGCGACCAGCCGCCGTCGACTTGATGCCCAGCCGTGGCAGCGACACCAGCTCGCGCGGGTGGTCGGCATAGCCGGTGAACAGGTTTCCTCCCACGATCACGTCATAGCCGTGATCCTTGGTGGGCTGCTTGCCGTTGTCGGTGCCCTCGGACCAAGCCAGCATGTCCAGGAACGCCACAACGTTCACGCCGCCTGCTTGTTGGGGAATGATGCGTGCCATGGTCTTCTCGGTGTAAGGCGCCCGCTCCGACGCCGGCTGGGCGCAAGGGTTGATCCGGTCTGGGAAACGGGCAAAGAAAAAGCCCCCGGCCGGAACCGGAGGCTTCTATGTCATCATGCCTGAAACTCTAGGCTAGAGGTGTGCACCTGTCAATAGCTTTACGCAGAAACTGTCTTGAGTGCCAGGGTAGTCAGCACTCCTATGACTGCGGCGACCAGTACAGACCAGAACAGGTTTCCGCGAAGCTTTGAACGGGTTTCAAACCACTGCACGTTCCGCCCAAGAAGAAACATGTTCCCGGGATACAAGAAGCGAAAAATCTTAGTCGGAGCGCCAAATGCCATTGAGAGGAAGAGTGCGATGGCAATCATCAGCGGCCACATTGCGCCCCTCGCCGTCTCCCTCTTGGAGATGAGATAGTTCAGCTTCTCTGCCAAATCGGTGCTTTTCAGAGCCGCATCGAGCCCATCCACCCGAGACATTGTCCAGATCATCGTTCCAAGCAATCCGAACATCACAGCAGTGGCGAACATCAGCGGGAAAAGTATTTGGAAGCGGATGTTCTGTCTGTCAATCCACTTCCAGCGCATTACCTCTTTCTCAAAGTAGCTGCGCAAATCACTGAACATCAGCAACACGCCATCGCGATCCGCGCCTTCAATATCAAGGTTAACTCCCTCTTTCCCGTCCATCACCAGATGAAGTCCAAAATCGTCGGCTCTAACGTCGAAAGAGATCGAGCGAATGGCCAAAGCGGGACTGTTCTCCTCTGCACAAACTTCGTCGATGTTCTGCGAAGAGAACGTAAACGAGTCCATGCGATGCACGGTGATGGTAGCTGCCGGAACGCCCAGCGTTGCCAAACGTTGAGCGACCATCTCGTTGACTCGCCTGAGCTGCGTCTCATCAATGACAAAGTCCCCCTTGAAACGATGCTTGACGTACGCTGCCATCGACCCCCTCCTTGAGAATTCAGCAATAATCTCACCCCGCGTGCACCAGTACAACCGACACTCCGCTAGCCCCCGACGCCGAGATCGCCCACGATCCCCAAGAGGCCGCTCTGGGAGAACCTTGTTACTGGCCTTGCCCTAAGGTAAGTACCGGTCTCCGCCAGAATGGGACGGAATCTGCAACTAGCCTCTCGGTGGAAAGGGATCATTGCCGTAGGTGAATTCCTGCCGCCAACGGCTATCCGCACCTTGGAGCCGTACACCGGTTGGGCTTCCTGTCCGAGTGTGGTGCTGATGCGCCAGCCTGCGCGCCTCCTGCAGTGCCTCCGCTTGGGTTCGGTAAGTAGTCCCGAACTGTCCGAGAAGCCCTCCACCCTCCTCCCTTACGGCCCAGCTCTCACCTGACGTCACGACGTTCCAGTACTTCCTCGGCATGGTGCACCTCGCTCCGTTGCTCTGGCCTTTATACGCGCCCCATCAGCCCTAATCCATAGTGGGCTCAAAAGGCAAAGCAGGCGACGGACGATGCAGCTTCGCCGCAGATGTCAAACCGTCTCCCCGTTCCAATTCACGCAGCCAACGCTTGTCCTTCAAGGCGGCCGCGCACTCTCTGAAAACCCAATTCCACCAAGCTGAGATACTGTCGGCTCGACACTGGCCGCTGACCGCAATTCGCCATTAGCATGATCGCAGTTTCGAATCGCTCGACCTTCCGTCGGCCAATACCGCAGTGGTATCCGCGCAGTGAGCACGCCATTGCCACGTTGTCGCCGGAAATGCTGGACACGATGTCCTCAATCAGCTGCGCCCGGCTGTCCGATTCCAATGGCTTGTATCCCTGTGCCCTGCCCGGCATATCGCCCTTGTGCTCGATCAGGACGGCCAGCAGGTTCTTGGAATGGTGCCCCAGATAGTCGCAGTCGCGGTGCAAGGCGAACTCCCTGCCCCAGTGCTCGAGCTCAGCGCGGACGTAGGCCCCGAACGTATCAACCTGCATTGCCTTGCTCCTCATGAATTTGGCGGGCGGCCGACGCAGGGCCACCCGTGATCCGCACCACCACCTGCCCGCCGGGCCGGCGTTCGTTGCTGACGAACGGGTGGCTGATGAAGCGCTTGTCGTCGATGCCCAGCACCTGCGCTATACCGTCGCGGTACGCCTTGAAGCGCAGCAGCAGGTTGTCGTCGTCCGGCAGCACCTTACGGGGCGCCTGGTGGAAGGTAATCCAGAGGTGCAACCGGCCCTCCGGCAGCCAGGCGTCGCGCCAGCCAGCCTCGAAGGCCAAGACCACCGCCGTCTGCCGGGCGGCCTTCGTAGCCTTGGACCGATCACGCCAATGCCCCCGCGCGTTAGGCGACAGGTCCTTGCTCGGCCAGGGCAGCACCAGCTCTAGCGCGCGCTCAGCCATTGGCCACCTCGACCCAGCCGGAGAGTGCAGCTTGTCTGGCGGATTGGTCGGCCGCCTGCTGCATCAACCTCTGGTGCAACATCGAGTGAAAGTCCGTAGCCCCAACGCGAACCTTGATGCGCTGCATGGCCGACAGCAGCATCCTGACCTCGTCTTCGGCCGCACGCGGAGTGAAGCACCACGGGTCTTCACGCATCCAGTAGCCTTGACCCGGTTCGTGACCCACCGTCCGGAAGACCCGGCGGCCCGACACCTCCAACAGGCCCCAGCGGTCGGGCATTTCGGCAGCCTGGAGCATGCCCTTCGGCGCCATGAAGTAGCGATACATGCCTATACCGCGCGCCGGCTCCATCCGGAACGACTTCTTGCGGTCGGCCAGGAAGTCGGAACGGCTTGCCTTGCACTCGATCAGGAGCGTCTGGCTGGAGTACCAGCCGATTGCGTCGGGGTTCTCGCCGTTCCCGGTGGCGGCACATAATTCCTCCAGCACTACTGAGCACCTGCCCGTTCCCCGAAGCCACCGGCCAGCCGCCAGCACCAGCTCGCCGTGTGTCATGCCGCATGCTCCCAGCTGGCAACCAGCCGCTGTACCCGGCCGCCGCGCGCCAGGAACTGCTCCACGGTCTCGCCGGGAACCGCAGCAGGTGTCTTGAACGGCACCGGGGTGTTGGCCACCTGCAGCTCTACCCGGGCAGCGCGCGTCCTGACGGCATGCTGCGCCTTGCGGAGGGCGTTGCGCGGGCACTTCCGTTCGGCCAGCTCGGCGGGGGTCGCCTTGGGCCGCTTCTTCGCCTTGCCGGTGCTCTGGTACGTAGCGCCGCTGCCCAGCCCGACCTTCTTCAGGAAGCCACAGCGCACCAGCGACGGCAGGGTGTTGCGGATGTTCTTCCGCTCTTCCGCCTGTCCGACCGATGCCGCGCCCATACGTTCAAACAGCACCTGGTTCGTGAACTTCTCATCGGGCGCCGCCTCGAACAACTTGCGCAGGCGATCAGCCCGCTCCCCATAAATTCTGGTCATGCCGCTTCCCTCAATTCATTGACTAATGTCTGCTGGGCGATCAGCTCGTCATCCGAGCAGTACAGCTCGTGGAACGTCCTGGAGCCCTCCTTCAGGCTCCAGCCGTAAACGCGGCTCATCCACGCAAAGGAACGACGCTCCTGCGGGATTCGTTCGTGGTGCCACTGGCACATCGCGAAACCGAAGGCGTGTCCGCGTCGGATGTTTCCGGACTTGCAGTGGTGGTAATCACAGCCATAGACCACCAGATGGGCCGGCAGCAGGTTCCGTGTGCACAGCAACAGGCAGACCATGCAGGGCCCAGCCTTGGCAAACTTGATCCGGGCATCCTCTTTCTTGGTGGGCGGCGGCGCCTTCGACCACATCAGCGCGCACCTCCCCTGCCCTTCTCGTCCTTGTCGGCCCCGCGCCAGCCGTGCTGCCAGGCGTGGCCCTTCTCGCTCAGCGGTTGCAGCTTCTTGGGCTCCAGCTCGTCGCTGGAGTCCGTCCACACCAGGTGCGGGTTATCGCTCATGCGCCTGCCGTCGAGCCGCGCGGAATAGCCAGCGTTGATGTCCGCCGCGAACTTGCTGCGGGTGCTGAATGCCTTGAAGTCCATCAGTAGCGACTCCCCGGCTGGCTCGGCTCATTGGACCCGGTGCAGGCATTTTGGTGGTCGTTCGCGTGCGGGCAGCGCTTGTTGCCGCACGTCGGGCACAGGACCATTTCGAACAATCCGGACAGCGCGCGCTTGATGCGCGGCAAGCACTGGGCGCACATGCAGTTCGGCACCCAGCGATACACCGGCTTCAGCCGCATTTCGGCGGCCGACACCCTGCAATCGCGGTACTCGCCCGTCAGAACCCAGTAGCCCTGCACCGGGGCCCCAACCTGCGGCGGTTGCACGCCAGGATTCGACGGCTGGGCCGGCTGTTGTGCGAAGTCGCTCACGGTGTATTTGCTCCCTTGGATTGCGTGGTTCGGCGCCGGCGGAGCGCCGTCGGTCGGCATTGGCGGGCCAACGCTTCAAGCCGACGCGCCTCGCCCAGGTAGTAGTCGTGGCGTTCTTGACGCTCGGTGGCGGTGAACTGCACGTCGATCAGCGCCGTCTCGGCGGCCAGCCGGTTGGCCTTGGCCAGCCGCGCGGGGTCGTGTTCGAAGATGTCCAGCTGGGTCCGCAGCGCGCGCATCAGGCCGCCTCCGCAGTGCCCGGGCCCGCCTCGACCAGCCCGGCGACACCCATCGCCTCGACCTCCGGGGCGGACAGGTGCAACTCCCGGGCGATCTCTTCCATGTGGCGCTGCACCTGCTCGCGGCTGGCCGGCACCTGCTCCCGCACTTCGTGTTCGATCTCACCCGCCGGTGGCGCCGGCAGGGCCCCGCCGCGCATGACGTGCTCCCGGGCTTGGTCGTAGGCTTCGCGCAGCAGCCGATCAGCCATGTCCGAGCTGGCCAACCGGTAGCGGTGACCGTCCAGGTACTGCCACACCAGCCGGGTGAACCCGTCCTGCCGCGCGGTGTCGGCACGCACCGCGGCGAAGGCAGGCACGCCCAGGCAGCGCAGGCGGAACTCGGGCAGCGTTGGCGGCCAGGGGTCAGCGCAGGTGATGCAGGCGCCGATGCCGGCTGCCAGCTGCTCGCCGTTGAGGCCGGCCAGGCCCTTCGCCCAAGTCAGCGCCGCGCCAGCGTTCGGGTTGTCCCCGTAGCCGCTCGTCCAGCGCGCGCCATACACCTCGGCCATGCGCACCCAGAGCGTCCTAGTCACGCTCGGCGTGAGGGCGGCGCGCGGCATCGGCTCGCTCGCCGTCGATGGCATTGCGGAGGACGCGCTCGGCAGGAGATTCGCGACGGATTGCATGGTTCGCTCCGGATTGGCGGTTGGTGGTCAGCAGCTCGCGTTCGAGCCATGCGGCTTCGAATCCCTGCCAGTTGCGGTTGCAGCACTTGCGGAGGCAGTCATCCACGGTGAAGCCCATGTCGGCAGCCAGGTGCAGCTCGGCGCCGAAGCTCTCCAGCACGGTCGGGGTGACCGGGGCGCGGCGCTGCCGGCGGAGCTGGAGCCAGTCGGACAGGACCTGCGGGGACGGCAAAGCCGGCCAGCTAGAGAAATCGAAGTCGGCGGCGGTGGAAGCAGGCGCGTTCGCGCGCTTCTTTCTGCTCTTAGGTTCCTTTCCTGGTTCTATTCCTGGTTCCTGTGCACGTGGTTCACTACCCCCGTGCACGTCGTTCACCACCAACGGAACGTCGTTCACTACCGGGTGGTGAACGTCATTCACCACCAAGTACGGATCGTGCTCCGGAACCTTGGGCTCAGCTTGGATGCCGAAATGGAAGTTCAGGCGGTACTGATTGGGAAGACGCCGGTTGTCCTTCGCGCGCGGCAGGACGCTGATGTAACCGGCCTCGGCGAGCTTCCCGATCTGGTCAATGACCGAGCGACGGGTGAGGCCGCAGTCGTCCGCCAGCGTGTCGTGGCTGGGCCGGCACTGCCCGGTGTCCTTGTTGTGGCGCTCGGCCAGCATCAGCAGCACCAACTTCTGGGTACTGGTGACGCGCTGGCGGGCGGCCCATGCGAAGGCTTCGAAGCTCACGTCAGATCCCCAGTACCAGGTTCTCGCCCCGGCCCACCGGCCACCAGGTGCAGGCGCTGCGGCCACTGACCGGGCAAGGCATCGCAGGACCGCGCCAGACTTGCTCGGTCTTCAGCAGCTCAGGCAGGCGGCGCGCGAGCATGTAGCGGTCCAGGCCGGTCACTTGGGCCAACTTCATGCTCGTCAGGCCCGGATGCAGCTTCACTGCGGCGGCAGTTTTTGCTTGCTGATCTTTCTGGATGCCGATGGCGGCAATGAAGTCTGCAGCGGCGTGGCTTGTGCCAATGTCGGTATTGCGTGCGGGGGGGTTCATCGGGTGGCCCTCGTCGCCGGGTTGCCCTTCGCTGCAGCGCGCGCCACGTTCCGCTCCAGGCGATGCGCCATCGTTCGCAGCGCGCGGGCCTCGCTTACCATCAGCGCAGCCTCGTCGCTGTCGATGTGCCGGTCAGCCATGGCGTCCACGGCAGTGCCGGTAAGGCGCCCTACCCGCGTCGTGATTTCCAGCAGCTTGAGCTGCACCGCCGCGACCTCATCTGCCCAGCCGCCTTCAGGCGCTGGAGGCACCACGTCGACGGCCATGCCGAAACGCCCCGCCAGGGCCTGCATCCACTCCAGGGCGTACTCGCTGCCGCCGGCCTTCTCCTGCATCCACTCGGTCAGCAGTTCGGCGATCTCGATTGATACCGACTCGCCTTCCAGCCCGCGCAACTTTGCGCGCAGGGTTTCCGGGTGCATGGTCTTCCCACGACGATCGGCCAGATAGACAGCGGCGTCAGCCACGCCTCCGGGCGTCTTGCGCACCGAGTTGTAGAGGACATCGAGCCAGCTGAGGTTGGAGGTGCGGCAGGTCATGGTTCACCTTGGGAGGGCGGGTGTTTCAAGGTTTCGGACTGGGCCCAGGCAGCGGACGATGGGCGACATGGACGAATTCAAATCAGGGATCGAGGGCGTCGCCGTTCTTGCGCTACGCTGGATGTGCCAACAACCACGCCCGCAAGGAGGGCGACATGGAGCTGATAGAGGACCCGGTGTTCTTGAGCCTCTTTGCGCAGGTGCAGGTGATGGACGCGGTGCTGATGGCATCGGTAAAGGCGCACCCGCGACCGGCGGAACTGCTGGCGCACATCGAGCAGAACATCGCCCTAGTGCGCTCGGTCAGCGCGACCCGGGCAGTGGAGGGCCCGATTGCAAGGCTCGCGGACGAGAAGCTGAGTCCACAGGCGGAAGGGTGGCTCGAGTACGCTCGGCGGGTGCTAGAGCGGGACTGAGGCTTGGGGCTCTCGCGAATGCTTGGAAAGCTCTTCGAAGAACGCCCTTGAAGCACGCTCGCCTTCGGCCCTTGCCGCCAGCTCCTGCTGGGACGGTCCGTTGATCCAGTCCCGCAGCCACAGCCGTGGGTTCCACTTGTCGGACAGCGCGCGCATATCAGGCCACCTGCACTTGAATGACGCGCTCGGCGTCGGGGTCGATAGGGGCCGCGTCGGCGGCCGTTTGCTCATGGACGCCCAGCAGTTGCAGCACTTGCGGCAGTGCGGGGATGCCCTGCTCTTCCGGCCAGGCCGCGACCTGCTCAACTGGCAGCCGCAGGACCTTCGCCAGATGGACGTCGCTGTTCATGCCCAACCGGGCGCGCAGCGCGCGCTTGCTCATGCGGCTGTCCACCCGCGCGCCGATCCCAGCCTTCAGCGATGAAGCCGGATCCGCCGCAGCGCAGCGCGCGGTGTGAAGCCTCAAAAGGGCCAATGCGCTGGAAGCACGTGGCGACTGCGACCGGCCGGAGGCTAGGTCACCTACCGTCGAGCCTGCGGAACCGATGGCTTCGCCGATCTGGGCATATGTCATGCCCTTCGACTGAAGCTCCCCAATGATGTCTGCCCAGGATTTGTCCATGGACGCCACACTACGGTATTCCGTAGCGCCATGTCAACGGCATTCCGTTACGGAGTTCCGTTTCAATATGAACATGGACACTATTGGCAACAGAATCAGGGCCGAGCGAGAGACGCAAGGGATTACCCGCGCCGATCTCGCACGTGCCGCCGGCATCGCGCCGACTACCCTCTCAGATCTCGAGCTGGGGCTTTCAAAGTCAACCACCCAGCTACACAAGATCGCGCAGCGCCTGGCCGTGCGCGTCGAGTGGCTGGAGACCGGGAAGGGTGCCAAATCCGCTCCGGATGCCAACGCCGATAGCGAGTACGCTGATGTAGTTGGCTACTCTCAGGCCGCAGGCTTGGGAGCTGGTGCTGAGGCAGTGGAGTATGCCGAGACGCACAGCCTCAAGTTCAAGAAGACAAGCCTGCGACGACGCGGCATCCATAACCACCCGCTCGCTGTCTATTACGGCAAGGGCGACAGCATGGAGCCGACCATCAAGGACGGCGACGCCATTCTTTTCGATACCTCAGACACCAAGGTTATCGATGGTGGCCTCTATGTGATCCAGGTGGACGGTATGGCCAACCCGGAGTTCTACGTGAAGCGCGCCATGGTCCTAGACACTGGCGTGTACTTCCAAAGCGATAACCCTCGCGGCGACCACCACTGGCAGAAGCCCAAGCCCATGGCGTCCAAGCGACACCCAATCACGGTCATTGGCCGTGTTCACTGGATAGGCGGATGGGCTGACTGATGAGCCGGTTCAAAAAGTACAAACGCAATCCTAGCGTCAAATATCGTGACCTAACGATCAATCGCGATGATGTTCAAGAGTTCCTTGAAGATGTAACCGACACCCCCCCTTGCCCGGAGTGTGGCAAGGACTTCTGGCGAGTGATCGTTACACCTGGAGAGAATGAGACATTGGTCATTCCGGCCGTAAACGCAGACGAGGACGGAGAAGTCGGCGACCACTATCTGGCTGTTGCCGTCGTAAGTTGCGACAACTGCGGGTATGTGAAGAAATTCACACTTCGAACAATTCACAACTGGATGGTGAAGCGTCTGCTGGAGACGGAGCTCGACGATGAATAATAAGGCCTCCCTCCGATCTGTAACGTCAGATAACGCTAGCGACTTCGAACATGTTGCGGGCGGTGGAGATCCGCCCGATGATGGTGGCATGCGGGATCGACTGACCAAGCTAGAAGCGCTATTGCCTACATTGGCTACGAAGGCCGATCTCGGGGATCTCAAAGTTG